CTGTTGATATTTCGGATCAGTGCACAAGTGCGAACTTGTCGCAAAAGATCATGGCTTTGCCTGACAATGCGTTCGGTTCTACTTCAACAAGTTTTACGGCCGGTTTGCAGGACAACACTTTGACCTTGGAGCTCTATTGGAGCACTGCGGCCAGTGAGACTTACGCAACTTTCAAATCGCTTGTCGGCACGAAAATTGCGTCAGTTACCATTAAGCAAACTTCGGCCGCTACCAGCGCAACGAACCCAATTGGAACCTTGGTAAACTCGTATCTTGAAGAGCTTCCTGTCGTGTACTCGCTTGGAGAATTGAGCCGTTGTACCATCACGCTTCGTGGTGGCACTTTCGCCTGGACTGAAGTCTGATCTAACCAAACCTAAACAAAGGACCCGACATGAAACTTACAATCCGATTCGACATCGGCTACGGACCTGCCACGATCACGACAACGCTTGCAACGCTTGTCGCATGGGAACGCAAGTTCAAAATGAAAACGTCTGACCTTGCCGACAACTTCGGTATGGAGGACATGGCGTTTATGGCTTGGCACTCAGCCAAAGTCCAGACCGAACACGGCCAGTCAATCCCAGTTGAATTTGACTCGTTTGTTAACAAACTTGTTGAGATTGAGATCGTGAGCACTGCGTCCGCAAACCCTACGAAAGCGGATCACACCGCTTCTCTCTAGCCCAACTGTTAGTCATAACAGGCTGGTGGCCACCTGGTATAGACTTTGATTCAGACGACCTCTCGACAGTCGCAAAGATTCTGAAGGAGAGGTGAACCATGTCGATATCTGTTGATGGGCTTGAGTCCACCTTGAAGGCATTAAAAAAGGTTCAGCCTGAGGTTCAAAAGCAGTTTTTTAAGGACGCTAAAAAGATTCTTAAGCCTGTCGTTGATGAGGCAAAAAAGTTGTATCCGTATGGCGACCCAACTAAAAAGAATGGGGCATGGCCGTCTGGTATTAGTCGCACTTGGGCACCTGGTGGTAGAGGTTTGTTTCCGTATGTTCAGAGCGCAGCTGTGCGTGGCATCTCTGTCAAGACGTCTCTGTCAAAGAAAAACGATGCTGTTCTAACGATTGTTAACAAGGACGCTGCAGCTTCAATTGTGGAGTTTGCTGGCACTAACCCAAACCGTCTTGCTGATGCTCTAAACGGTTGGGGAGAGAAGCCTCGAGTGATGTGGCGTGCGTATGAGAACAATGCCGGTCAAGTTGAAACTGAGATGAAGCAATCTGTTGATGAGGTTATGGCTCAGATCAGCCAGTTAACGAAAGCGTTGGTGCTGTAATGGCTATCCGTATTCCGATCATTACGGACCTTCAAGACAAAGGCATACAGGAAGCCAGGCGCCAGTTCGGAAAGTTTAAAGCAGACATTGCTGCAGCTGATGGAACTATGGGCAAGTTCAAGGCTGGTTCTAAGGCTGCTTTTGATGGTGTCAAAGCGCAAGCAGGCAACCTAGCAATTGTGGCCGGAACAGCCATTGCAACTTTTGCTATTAAAGCAATTGGGGACTTTCAAGACTTAGCGATTGAGGTAAGCAAGTTTAGTGATGCCACAGGTTTAGCGGTTGAAGATGCTTCAAAGATGATTGAAGCCGCCGGTGATATCGGCGTTCCTGTTGACAAACTTGAAACTGCTATCGGCAAATTAAACCGAACTATTGGAGCCGACCCTGACAAAGTTCGTGACCTTGGCGTTGACCTCGTTTACTTGAACGACGGATCATTAGACGTTAACGAAACATTCCTTAACACTATTGATCGAATCAAAGCAATCAAGGACCCTGCAGAGAAAGCCAAGGTTGCCGCTCAGCTCCTTGGTAAAGGCTGGCAGGACATGGCCGAACTTATTGAGTTAGGCGCAGACGATTTAAGAGCTTCATTAGACAGCGTTGATGACTCAAAGATTATTGACAAAGAGGAAGTTGACAAAGCCAAAAACTATCGCGCCGCTATGGATAACCTCAAAGACTCTTTTGAGAAAATGGCTATAAACCTTGGAGAACGTTTACTTCCCAAAGTTGCTGAGTTGCTTGATTTATTAGCCAAATTACCTGAAGCGTTGCGTGGTGCTGGAGGCGTCGTTGAGGATGCTTTCTCAGATGCAGACTTGGCAGAAATGGGCAACGAGGCCGCAGCTGCACGAATTGAAATGAAAGCCCTCGCCGATATGTACGGCGGCTATTACGCCAGTCGAGTACAGGGTGCCAAAGACGACACTTACAAACTTGAGGAACAAATGTTGTTACTTGAGGAAGCGACAGCTGCAACTGAGGAAGCATTCCAGAATCTTAAAAACGAATTAAAACTTGACAGTGCAGTTGCAGACGCTAAAGGAATGCTTGACCAACTTAAAGAAAAAGCCGTGGAAGCGTTCCAAGGTGCTGACGGTGCTTTAAGTGAATACGAACAGGGCCTTATTGACGCCAAACTTAAGATCCTTGATCTTGCCGAAACCATAACTTTGACTGATTCGGAAAAAAATCGGATTCGAGTTCTTGTTGATACTGGTCAACTTGAAAAGGCTTTAGCCATGATTGAGGCGATTGGGAACACCGAAAAGTTCAAAAAGTTGTATGGCGGTACTACCGATCCTTTTGCGGCTATTGCTGGCGCTAACACATTTGACCTTTCGGGTTTGCAGTTTCGTGCTAACGGGGGTCCGGTCGCTGGTGGCTCGACTTACCTTGTTGGTGAGCGCGGCCCAGAGTTGTTCACACCGTCGTCGTCTGGAAGCATCACACCAAACAATGCTTTAGGTGGTAATACGATTACAGTCAATGTCAACGGTGGCGACCCCAACGCTGTTGTCGCAGCTCTACGGACCTATATGTTCCGTAACGGCCCGTTACCAATCACGGTGGCGTAATGGCTTCAATCACATGGACAGCATTCAAAGTCGTTGGCGCAACTTTCACCCAATTAAACGATTTGCAGTCAATAAATTTCACTGTTAATCGTGCCAACGTGCAAGACCCGTTTCGAGCAAGTTACTTTCAATTATCGGGTCGTAACCCGTCAACATTGCCAACGCTGGCAGTCGGCGATTCAATCATGGTCAAAGCAACTTATGCTGGAACCGATTATTATCAGTCATCTAACAAAGTTGCTGACCTACAAATTGACTACGGTTTTACTAGCAACCTTGACCGCTGGTCGTTAACCCTTGAAAACAGTTTGGCTAACGCTGGCAGAACTGTCACAACTGTTTCGTGGCCTGCTGGGTATACCACTTGGCAAGCCGCCGACGCTTTGTGTACTGCCGCCAGCATTACTCTTAATTCAACTGGTTTAGCAACTAGGGCTTCTAGTTTCGTGTCTGCACAAACTTTAACTAACGCAAATGTGTTGCAAACTTTGCAGACACTTATTCAAACTGAACAGGGCATAATTTACGGTCAAGAGTCCACAAACATTCAATGGTTAGGTCGAGCCGAACTTGACGAAGCGATACCCATAGCCGAATTCAATGATGGCACTTTGGCCGCTACGCCATTTGTAACGCAACTCAAATTTGACAATATCCAATTCGCTGGTATTGCCGACAATTTTGCCACAAAAGTTGTCGTTGAGCCTGACGGTTTGGCTTCCCAAAGTAGCGGTACCGGCTCACGCATTTTTACTTTAAACAGTTTTGACCAGACGACAAGTCAAGCCGCCGATCTGGCTGGTTTTGTAAAGTCAACGCTAGACCAATCTGATGATGTTCCTTACACGGTTGGCGCTACTTTAAGTGAGCAAAACAATTTCACGTTGTTGGCTCTTGTTTTGGGTAGCGACATTGGCGGGTTTGTCAATGTGGTTTTGCGTGGTGTTCGCTATCAGGCTGTCGTTAACGGTGCAACCGTTTCGGCTGACCCGTCTGACACACGAGTGTTGTTAAATTTGACTTCGGCTTTGGTGTACAACTTTTTCCGTCTCGATAGTGCTGTCTATGGCATTCTTGATACAAGTAAACTAGGTTTCTAAGGAGAAAACATTATGGCTACACAGTGGACAGCAGGGACAACTAGCGGGCAGGTGTTGACTGCGGCGACGCTTAACACGATCGGGGCCGCTTCAGTGTCGTATACGCCAACCCTGACACAAGGCGTAACAGTCAGCAAAACAATCATTTCGGCTAAATATTGGCAATTCCAAAAGTTAATTGTTGGAACTGTAAACTTTGCTATTACTTCAAGCGGTACTAACGGTGTCGCGGTTCAAATTGGTTTACCGATTACGGCTAACGCTAGCACCCAATTAATTATCGGTTCATATTTAGTTATTGGTGGTCCTTCTCATTACGGCAACAAAGTCGGTTCAGCACTTATTTATACTTCAACAACTATTGGCGGTTTTGTTGATGGTGGAGTTTCAAACTGGTTTGGGGTTAATCCTGCTTACCAGTTACTGAATGGCGACGGTTTACACGCAACTTTTGCTTACGAGGTGGCATAATGAAAACAGTTACTTGCACAAACGAAACCTGCCCAGAAAACGGTGTCAACGAATTTATGTGTGGCGACCCCGACTATGTCGAATGCGGTGTCTGCCACCAGCCTTGCGACCTATCGGAACTATACGACGACCCAGCCTCATGCAACTGGACACCCGGAAGCAACCCTGAAACATGAAAACGCTTGCCGTAATCGCAGCTCTTGCCATTGCACTCATGCTGGTCATCACCAGCTGTAGCGACCGCACTCGAAACAACTGCGAAACCCAACCCACAGCCCAAAGGTGCAACCAATGAAAAAGTACACAAACTCAGAAATTAAAGCCCG